TTTTGGGATTCCCACTCGTGTCAGCACCGTTGCTAGATGCACCATTGCTCCACGTCTGACTCTGGTCATACGCCGAGCTATTTAAACTACCAGCAGCAATTGTTGTGTTGGAAGATCCGGCGTCCCACGCCCAGCCAACGTACGCATCACCAGATTCATTGGTATTGCGACCGGAGCCAGAAATGTAATTTACAGTAAAACCATCACTATTGAAAGCAGTCATCGTTTGGTTAGATGTGTCCTCTGCTGCAGTTGAATCCGAACTCAAACGTTTGCCTGCTCCACGAACTGTATCTTGCAGTTCATGAAAGAAAGCCTGGCTTCGATCTTTGATCCATACCCAATCCGGGGAAAAATTGTAGCCGGTGATTGATCTTGAGCTGGCGTTGTCCCCGCTCCACAGCTTCGTATCAAAATACTGGCTACCATCTGCAATCGTTGGATCACTTAGGTTGGCGGTGCATAATGCTTTGTAGCCGCTTGGTGCGGCGTGGGTGAAGGCACGTTGGCCCCAGTTTCCAACTGCATTACCGCCACTGTCAGAATCTTTCCAAGCAGGAATCCACGCATTCACCGAAGAAGAAACCGATGTGTATTGGAATAACTGACTACCATTTTTGTACCATGTGATGTTGTTGTTATCTAAATCCAATGCAACACCAATTACATCACCAGCAGTCCATGTCGTTTGACCCGAAGCAACACTACTGCCGTTTACACGTACTACGCCCTCAGCCCTATACAGTATCGTAGGGGAACCATTGTCTTGATCTGCAATATTATGAGTATCGCCAACAACACCAATCATTGGTCCTTGATTACTAGTATTCCAACCTGCAGTCACAATCTCCCAGTAATATTTCCCACTTCCTTTAGGCATGCCCATAGTGCCAGTGACCATCACATGACCAGCTGAACTTAACTGAGCCTTTAAATTACCATCAGACGTAGTAATTGCAGAAGCTTTATTTAAGGGGTTCCACGTACAATAATTCCCAACAACTTCACCACCAACACCAGTATCTGTCTGATCTGCTATTTGTGATGGGGAGTCACGGAGGGCGTCGTTACCTGCACCTGCTGCAGCACTTAAATTATTAACCGTCCACGTATTACTATTACCACTTGTATCAGTCCCTAGCGCGGCGTTGCTGCTGTTGTCAGAGAAGTCAAGGTGGAAACCATTAGTGCCATACGTCCCAGCGTATTTCTTCGGTTGCCATACATTATTGTCGTCGTATTCTCCGAAGTCAGTTGCAGATAGGGCTTGAGAGTCGATGAAGTGGACGTCTGCTAGGTAATGACTTCCGTACCTAACACTTGAAGTCCTCCCATCTCTGCCGAAATAATGGGCAGCAGTAGAGTTGACGAAAGTGTCAGAATTAAGGGCTGGCATTCCGGAAGGAATATTCACAGCCTGACGGACGCCGTTTACATAAATCTTAATTCGATCATTGGCGGTTGAGTCTGTAGTATCTACAGCAATTACGAAATGCATCCATGCCGAAAAATCCCTAAATACGGCTTGTGTTTTGCACCCAGTATCGCCAACACCTGCGTTTGTAATTACTTGGAGTTCGTCAATAGTATAGAAACTAATATCAAACCAAGAAGAACCGCCTGCAACGCCGAAAACTGATTCAGTAGTTGGACTGAAATTTGCAACAGGCTTATTACGCTTGATCCAAAAAGCTACTGTAAAAGTCTTTCTATTACCCGCAGAACTTGGCGTACGATTAAGGTACGCCGAATCTCCTGAGTTAAACCTCAAGCTACGTTCAATCTCGTAGCCACCACCACCCTGACCGGATGAACCAGCCAAGGTACTATTACTAATTACACTCATGAATAGTTACCCGTAAAGACTGTATGGATAGAGGTTGCAGACCTCACCACATAATCCACACGGTCAACAGCAGAAGCAGTAGTGGTTAAGGTGGGAGCTGTACCTCCAGCAAAGTCCCAATAGCTTCCCCACGCTGCAGTACGTGAACCTGTTCCATCCTGGACAATGAAGATTGAACCAGATTGACCAGCAGTTAGGTTAGTTGGGTTAGCAATAGTACGGTTACCAGCAAGGGTAACAGTGAAGTTATTAGCTGTTGCAAAGTCAGGAGTAATAGTTGCTCCGTCTGTCAACGTACCAATAGTGCCACGTTGTGCTGCAGTAAATGTTTGTGCTGTATCTGTTACAGCATTGGTTGCTGGTAAAGTTGCTTGTAGTGCTGAACCTTCTTTTACATATATTTTGTCTTGATCAGTTGCGTAGACAATCTCTCCTTCCTGAATATCAGCAACAGAGGAATTAAGATTAGAGTATGTACCCCGTGCTACACGCACAGGTGTTCTATTAGTAGGTGTAGGCATTAGTCGAAAGATCCTCCGTCAAAAGTTTGAGATGTAGTTACAAGTGAGCCGCCTGAATCAAAGTTTCCAGCGTCAATAGTTGGTGAGCCGCCATTGCTCCAAGACATATTTCCACTACCGTCAGTAGTTAATACTTGGTTTGCAGTGCCGTCAGCTGTTGGTAAGTAATAGGTTGTTGTAGTAAATGAAGTTGGAGGGCGAAGTGTTAAGTGATTATTTGTATAACCACCATAGAAGGCAATGCCTCTACGAGTACTTGATGAATTCATTACGGTGAGATCACCACCATTATCCATGTTTAGGTGAGGAACACTACTACTACCAAAATATAAATCTAGTCGATTACTATCTATTCTAAGCTTTGTATCACCGTTAATTAAATCTTTATTGTTGACATCTAAATCACCACCAAGTTGTGGTGTAGTGTCAAAGACAACATCTGCCCCACCCCAAGATGTGTTACCGCTACCATCAGTCTTCAGTACATAACCATTAGTACCAGTGTCATCAGGTAGTGTCAGCGTATAGTTAGCTGCAGCACTATGAGGTGGTCCTTTAATCTTGACACCATGAGTATTAACCTCACAGTTAAGAGTGATCTGACCTGAGCCATTAGTTGCATCACCAGTTACTACTGGTAGATTCTTTGTTAGATAACGAGTCTCTGAATCATTAGCAAAGTAATTAAGCCATACCCAAGAGGATACAGAAGAGTCATACCTAAGCCTTACTGTCAATCCACTAGCGCCGACAAAGCCACTAGGAATCCCTGAGAGGGGTGTAAATGACTCAATACCTGTACTATCACCAATCTCAATGTAATCGTTGTTAGAAGGGCTTCCAGGTATCGCTGCTACATTAGCAACGAGTGTAAATAAGACAGCTTGAGATACAGCTGCACTAGCTGCGTTAGCTGTATTAACAGCTGCTGTAGCATTAGTATCTGCAGTATTAGCAGTGACAACAGCAGCACTAGCATTTGTATTAGCAGTATTAGCTGTATTTACAGCATTTGTAGCATTAGTTGAGGCTGTATTAGCTGTAGTTACAGCACTGTTTGCTGTACTAATAGCCGTTGTTGCGTCAGCTGCTGCAGAGTTAGCCGTAGTAACAGCACCATTTGCCGTAGTTGTCGCTGCGTTTGCCGTAGTAACAGCAGCACTAGCGTTCGTTGAAGCTGTGTTGGCCGTTGTAACTGCACTGGCTGCATCAGTAGATGCCGTCGTAGCTGTAGCACTAGCAGCGTTAGCCGTGGTTACAGCTGCACTTGCATTTGTATCAGCAGTTGTTGCTGTAGCTGATGCCGTATTAGCTGTAGAAATAGCTGTAGCACTATTGGTTAGTGCCGTATCAGCTGTTGCCTTAGCTGTATTAGCTGTGGTAGTAGCGTCTAAAGCGTCAGAATCTGATTCCTGTGTAACATATAAACTTTGAGTAAAGTTTTGATTTAGATCCTCTGCTTTAATAGCAGAACCAGGGAAAAACGTAGCACTCAGTAAGTCAATAGCTGTTTGCCGAAAAATACGGATAGCTACACCATTAGCTGGTGCTGTAGTAAATGAAATCGTGGTGGCGTTAGCAAATGTAAATGCAGTTGTAGCAACTGAGTCAAGTGTTACTTTAACATCAGCTTGTTTTAAATATTCAAATGTAAATGAATAGTTCGTGGTCGAACCATTCCCTGTATATGTATTTTGTGTAGTTGCCATTAGTAACGATTCGTTGGGATAATTCCTTGAGTGGCTTTCTGGTCATTAATTTGTTGAATCAGAATACGTTGCTGGATACCATTCTTCATTTCTGAATCTAATGCTTCATACGCTAGATCTTCAGCTAATTTCTGTGCATCACGTAGCATCGTATGGATTTGATCATACTTACCGATAGGCATTCTTTCAGAACTGATAAAATTAGGAGCACGACGTGCTTCTTTTAGTTCTTCTATTGTATTTCTAGCATCAGCTATTTTACTAATTCTACTAATTTCTTTTCTTAGAATCTGTTGTTCACCCATCTTTTTATACAATGCAGCACGTTCTGTATTAGTAAGATCTACACCATCACGTGTTTTAAATGCAGAAGATACATCATATTCAATATCTACTAAGAACTTTTCTTCTTTAGTCATACCAGGATGAATTTTTAGTGGAGACATCTGGTTATAAATACGATGAAATACATTATATTGGTTAGGGATTTCACCAGTGATTGGGTTAGTAATAGTAGGTAGTCTATTGGTAGCATCAATTGCACCTAAGTACTGATTACGATTAGACAAATGACTCATAAGATCATTATTAAGTTCTTTGTAACCACCATCAAGTATCTTACCAAAGGTGTTACGTGTACCAGCTAACGGACCTAGAGAATCTAATTGTCCTGCAACAAACCGTGTAGCCTGCGCTTGGTTACCACCTAATACTTCAACCATAGAACGCATAGCAGACATACCAGCAGCATCAGTTAAAGAAGCAGCTAATATAAATGATGCCTTTTCAAAGAGATGTTCTACAGCAGTCTCACCTAACATGTCAAAGTTATCACCAACATTAGCAATAAAAGCGACCCAATTACTTAAACCAGGACCAAGTAGTTCTTCATACTCAAATCTAACTCCATCTAACCCTTCCATTGTACGGGCTTTCCAATTACTATTTTTTTGACGTGCTCTATTAAGCTGACGATCCATAGAACCATCACCTGTCATACTGAACAAACCATCTCCAAATAGTTTATCTTTGAATAAAGCAGAAACTGCTAAGCCAGTAACAAAAGTACCTACAGCTTTTCTACCTAATGTTCTATTTTTTAAATCAATAATAGTATTAAGTTTAGCAGTAGGATCCATACGTTGAATTGGATGACCACGTTTTGTAAGAAGTTTATCCACTAATTCTGGATTAGAAACTAAATCTTTTACTGGAGTAAAAGCTAGATCATTAATATCTTCTTGAAATGATTTAAATGGAAGAGGTAGATAATCATCAGCTACTCTAACCATGTTCATCATTGACCTAGGGAAAGTAAAGAACGCCTGCACAGCAGGTATCATTTTTACTAATCCATCAACTTCTTTTACTAATTTGGTATCTAGGTTTAATGCAATATCTGCTGTATTATATTTAACAGCTTGATCTGTAAGAATACCATTCCTATCAAACATGCTATTGTATTCTTCAGTAGCTAGTTCTTTGATACGAGCTGGTGTAGCAGCTTCACCTAAACGGTCTAGTTCATCCATAGCACGGAAACGTGCCTGAGCATTAGCTATAGTAGCACCAGTCCAACCATCAAAACCAGTCATTAAATTAGGAGTTAATTTAAAGATAGGGTCTTCAGCCATTGCAATACCTTCTTCATAAAGGTCAACCAAGAATTTAAATCCATGGTTACCACGTTCTGCTTCAGCTTCTGCAATGTAACGGAATTGTGCTATCTTCTCTTCTTTCTGAATGATTAAATCAAGACGTGCTTGACTTGCTACAGAGTTTGGGTTTTGAGATGCTTTTGTAAACATCTTACCAGCATATGATAATGCTTTCTTTTGTGTATCAACAACAGCACTATAAGCCATCCAACCACGTTGAACTGCTTTCATATCCCGTCGTGCTAATGCACCAGCAAAATAAGAAATTGGTTCAGCTACAACACCACTTAGGTTACCGTATAAAGCTTTAGCAGCAGTTACAGGACTAGATAGTTTTGAATTAAAGTAATTAGCTCTTACAGCTTGTACAAGAATATTAGCTGATTCTGGATTAGGATCAAAAATAAGCCTTGTTTTTGTAAATGCATTAAGAATTTCTTCATTCATTTTAGCAATAGTATTGATTTCACCATCACTAATTTCATAAAGTTCTAGGAATGCATCTAAAATATCAGGTCTATTTTCTTGTAAATATTGCCAGTTTGCTGTAAATTCATCACTTTGATTTTGAATAGTACGTAATGCTTGTGGATAAGATTCTTTAATACTTTCAGCAATTTCATCAGATGATTTACCAAAATTTTTTAAACGTTCAGCAACAGTTAATAAACCTTTCTTTTGAGTAGCATAGTACCTAGTAGAACCTACTAACTGCTGTAAAAAATTAATATTATCTAGAAGCTTTTCTTGAGCATTTTCAACAGAAAGTGAGCCTCTATTAATACGAACACCTTCTGATAAATCAGCAATCTGTCCAGCAATAGAAGTAGCAGTATAAGCTTGGGCTTTTGCTACATCCATACCAGAATAGTTTTTAACCATTGTATTGATAGAACTTAAAGCATCAGTATAACCTGTGGCAGAAAGTACTTCAGCGCCAAACTCATTCTTTGTAATGACTGGATCAAGAATCCGTCTAATCTCATCAACACCAACAGTAGGGTCAAATAATTCTACAACAAGATTCTCACCTTGAGCTTGAATTTCATCAAAACTAATTGCCCAATCAGCCGCATCCATCCTATAACGATCAGCATCTTTTAGTTGTTTAGCAAGGCCAATAGTGATTTCTTCTACACCACCAGGTGTATCAATACCAAACTTAAGAGCAGGTTCACTAATGAAATTACCTAGACGACCATATACTGTACCTTTATTAGATGCAATACGTGCTGCATCTACACTAGCACCAATAATACCAAAGTCATCTACTGAACGCATACCTGTTTCATTCCAGTCGTACAAATCATGTACGCCTTTCATTGCTACATTACCTTCAGGATTCTTGGACATATTATAATATCCAAGTTCATCTAAGTCAGCTTCCTGCTTACGTGCATAGTTAGTTAGCTCTTCAGTAAGGTCATTACTTTTAGGAGCTGGTCTCATATCAGCAAGTGCTTTAATTGCTTGATCTGATTCTCCAACAATTGTAGGTGGTGCTTTAAATAAATCAGCTACTTCATCTAAAGAACCCTTTAGTTTACCAGCAAAGCTTACAAAAGGAATAAGAAAACCAAGTGCTAGATCTTCATTAATATTCTTTTGACGTTTTTCATCTGTGCTATCACCTTCAAGTGTTGCCCAGCTATCAGGTATAAAATCCCATTGAGGTGGTAAAGATTTCTTTATCATCCCCAACATATTATCTTCTGTGTACTGATCACTAACAGAACCAACTGCAACACTAGCACCAGCTTCGATACCACGTTGTCCCATGAATTTTACAAAAGCTGATTTACCAAGTGGGTTATTAACCACAGCTTGTGCTTTAGTACCTAAAGACAAACCAGCACCTTGTAGTAAGATTGTAGGTGCGACAACAGAAGAAATTTCTCTTACGGTTTGAGCTACAGTGTCTTCATATTTAGTGATCTTAGGGATACCACCTGTACCACCATATTGTGCATCTTGTTCAGCACTAACACCTGTTAATGCATTAAAAAGTTCAACGCCAAAATCTACCATACCTGTTGGTATAGCAGTAGCTAATTCAAGTGCTGTCCTAGGATCATCAGCAATGGCTTGCATATCACTGTCTACACCTGAACTCATCTGATTCCTATTCCATTCTCCCCTACTCATACCTTGAGCAGCGTAATAAGAATAGTCTTTACTTTTATCGAATGGCTCCGCCGTAGAGGTGCCTAGATCCTGTTGTTGTTGCGGTTCTCCTCCCGTAGGAGGTTGCATGGATTGTTCAGTGTCCGCCAATTCTTGCGCTTGCGCAGCGTCAATTCTCTGTTGAATTTCTTGAATTTGTTCGTTAGAGAGTTGAGCTTGACGTTCTTGTTCATCCAGTACAAAATCTGCGCCTAAACCAGGATCTTGTGTAGGATCGTTCATAGTTTGTTTCTAATTTTGTTTGCCGTTATTGTAATTGAGATGCAATACTACGCCTTAAAGAATCATAATGTCTATAAGGTGTCATTGAACCACTACCAGGAGGAGCTGGTGCTAAGAAATCAATTGAAGCAATTGTACCATCATAACTTTGTACACTACCAGTACCACCTTGTTTACCGATAATTTCACCTAAAGCAATACTTTGTCCTCTAGACTGTGTAGGTTTAGATGGTAAATGTCCATATAGAACATCTACAGGTTCTCCAGTAGCAGGATCAATTGATTCAATAACTAAATAATGACCATAACCTGATCCATTAGCATTTACTTGATACCCTATATCTTTTACCATACCTGGTAATACTGCTGGAAAGTTATGATCTTCAAAGAAAACATCAATACCAGGTTGACCTGTATCAAAAGTAACTGAAGAAACTTGAGGTGCAAATGTCTGTAAAGGTGTGTTTCTAAAAGTAGGACGCAAGGCAGAAGATGTTGTGCCGATCATCTCCATTGCACCTTTTCTTACCTGCATCTCATTACCTGAGGTAAGCAGCTTTCTAATTCTAGGGTTTGCCTGATCAATTGCATCAGTAATTAATGATGGTGTAATCAAAGGTTTATTAGTACCGTATTTTTTATTGTTTGCTTTACGATGTGCATTAAAGATTTCAGACGGTGTATTTCCTGTTAGTTCGGCAGCTTGTAATATTCCAGCAGGATATTGACCTACATTATTCCTAGAAAAAGATAAATAAGAAGCATCCATTTCTTGAGTTGTTGCTAATGCTTCAGGCATGTCAACAACACCAATACCATTTTCAAGTACTGCTTTATTAATGTTTAACCTTTGGGTTGCTTTATCTTTGCTAGGAGTTTCTAGGTTTGGGTAATACATACTTGTCCCTCTATTTTCTTTATAGAAAGGACTGTTTTTATCATCATTATTACCAGCTGTTATTAAATCTTGAACGTATTGATTAGCAGCAAGTGGATCACCGTGTTTTTTTAAATGAGCTTTATATTCATTCAACATTCTAGCTTCAAAAAGGTACGTCTGTTGAGTACCCATAGGAGCATTAATTTTGGTTTGCTGTTTTGCAGTTTGATTAAAACCAGAAACAATACCTACACCTAATTCACCACCTAACTCTTGTGATTGTAGTTGCTTGAAAGCTTCTATAGCTCGCTTTCTGTTTTTATCATCTTCTAATGCATTTATAAAAGTAGAATCCAAACTACGGCTTAAAATTTTTGAATCTAAAAGAGCACTTTCTTGATTAGCTAAATTTTTAAGTGCAGATTTGTGAGCTAGTTTAATTCTAGCACTAGGTGTTGTACCTGCCTCTGCTGCTGCTTCTTCTATATCCCTGTAAGCTGAGTGAGGGTTTTTATCAATTTCACTTTTTAAGTAATCAAAATTTGCTTCTTCTAAAGCCCGATATTGATCTGCTCTAACTCTTAAATTTTCTCTATTACGTTGGGCAATCCTATCTTGTCTTGCTTGAACAGCAGGTTTAAATTTATTAGGAAATCTATCCTTATACAACCTACCATCATCAGTAATAATATTACCAATAGCTTCTACTTGAGCATCTGTTTCAGCAAATCCTATTTGATTTGTAAGAAATTGATGTCCTTCAGTATAGCCACCAATAGTTTTTGCTAGTTCATAAGCTGCTGTATAATTATTTGTTGTACCCCCTAATGCTATATCAGCAGCTTTTTGAAGTATAATTTCTTTTTCAAACTTTTGTTTATTTACTTCAGAACGATCTCGAATAATTGCGTCTCTTTTTTGAGCCGTTGTTTTACCATCAGTAAAATATAAAGATTCGGTAATACCATATGAGCTGCGAAAAAAATCAACTAGTTTGGTGTTAATATCTGATTGAACAATAGCTGTTTTTTCTGGATCACGTGCAGCTTCTATACCAGAAAACTTTACACCATTTATTTCGTATTTTTTTTCTGTATCAGTAAAAGCGTTAGAGACAAAAGTCCCGTGTACTTCTCCATAAAGTCTGTTGAGTAAAGCCTTACGACCTACTGCACCAAGACCTGCTTCAGCCGCAATTTTTTCAAGAGTTTTTGATAAAGGTTCACCGTTTTGTGCTCCTTCAGCCATTAACTCCGTAGTATTAATCATACCACCTTTAAGTAAAGAAGCCTCACCTTGTTTGTACGCTTCAATTATTTCTGGTAGTATACTACTTGTATCGACTGCTGCTGCTAAGTTAGTCTGATCTTTTAATTGCTCTGCAGTTCTCCTTGCTGATTCCTTTGCTATAGTTGTACTGAAATCAGAAAGACTTGACAGTATAGTTTGAGCTGCGTCAGCATTATATTGAGCTTGTTGCTGATCACGTTGAGCTGTTTGTGCAATAGATAATTCTTCGTTCTTTAAATTTTGAACTTCAATTGCTCTATTTTCTTTTGTAATCCGTTCGGTATAGGCTGCATTATCTTGCATTGCCTGAAGATTCTCTTGTCGCTGTCTTTGTTCAGCAGCAAGATTCTTCTCCATACCTTGTACAACTCGGTTGGTTTCTTCACGCATCCGTGAGATACCAGCTGTAGTTAGTTGTATAGGTTGGAACCCTTTAGTTTTTGTAGCAGGTTGGTATCGGATACGTGCCATAAATTTTTATCTACCAAATAGTTTACTTAATCCGGCTGGGTCAATACCAGCTATTGCACTAGCTCCCTGACCAATACCTTGGATCAAAGGCGCCCATACATTTTGTTGGGCTGCTTGTGGGACGAACCCAGGAATAGCTTCCATACGCTCAATAAAGATACGTTCAGGTGGTAACTCTGGTACTGGATCATAAGACAATCTTTCTGGTTTAAGCATAGTAGATTCCCTTACATTTAAATCAGCAACTTGTTTTTGCAGTTGGATTTCTTTAATGTTACGTTCAGTTTGACTGATAAAACTTTTCATGTTAGCAGTCATTACTCTATTGTTAAATTCAGCATCAGCTTCAGCAGTAGAAATACTATTTGCAATACGTTCTAAATTAAGACCAACACCTGTCTTTGCAAGACTTGTCTCAGCATTTAGTTGAGCTAATTCAATACCTGCTTGTTTACGCTTACCAGTTAATTCAGTTTCTAATTCCATAAGACCACGGTGTAATGCAGCAGAAGCAGATTGTTGACGTTTAGCCTTTGATTTACCTGCTTGTCCCATTGCAGCACGGCCTTCATTCACCAGACCTTCTACCAGTGCATTTGTTCTGGCAAATGAACCTCCTTTCATTAACTGATCTATTGCATTGTTAATAGATGCTGTGCCTAGATTCTTTTGACTTTGAATACCAAGTAATTTTAAATTCTGTTCTTTTCTATTTAAGTTACCTTCAGTGTAAACACTTTTTAATGCAGCTAAAGAAGATTCACGTTGAAATTGTTGTTGAAGAAACATATCATCAACAGCTGCTTTTTCAGATTGTATAGCCTCACCTGCTGATCTGACATTTAAAGCTAACTGATCTCTTGTAATACCAAGATTTTTTTCGTATTCTTTTAAAGTCTTTAAGTATTGATAGTCTTGAATCTCTCCACTACGTTGCCAATTCTGAAGAGATGTCTCGTGACTATACTCACGCATCGCCTCATAATTAGCTACATCAGCTTCATCAAGCTTATCGTTATATTCGTTAGTAAGTTCAGCTACTTTTTCGTTGTGTTCTTCTTGCTTTTTCTGTGCTTTTGTTGCATCTTTGTTGGATTTATTAGCACTAGATGCACCAAAAATCCCACCAACAACACTAGCAACGCCTGATACTACTCCTGCTACCGCCATAACTGGCATAATTATTTCCTCCTATAGAATCGTGGTGAATAAATACCTTCCCATGTCATCGATACTAACGATACAGGGTATGGAAAATTGCTTGTCACTTTAAGTTCAAAATTAGTATTACGTTGATGGATTGGTATAGTGAATTGATGTTCAGTTGTTACAGGACTACTGTCTGCTAGATATGTACCAGCATCAGTTACATATTCTACATTTTTCCATTCATCGGAACCACCAGCTTTTACTTTAAATAAAACTGGACCTGTCCTACCAACAGAAAATGTAACTCTTGATATAGTTAATGTAGCTGTATAATCTGATGTTGTAGCATCACGTTTATAATAAAACTTAGGCATAGTTGCTTCAAAATCATAACCATAACCTACGACAATACCATCTGCATAACTTGTATAATCACCTTGAACTTCAAAGTAACGGTAACCTGTACCTATTTCAGTACGTTCAGTAGCAGCTAAATAGAAACCAGAATCAGCATCGACAACTGAAGATGTACCTACATCTGCTTCAGGTACGCTAAGAAGCATGATAGCTTCCTTTTGCTGGAATGGAGTATAGGGTGTATAGATTTTAGTAACCTCATTGGTTGAATCATATACCACTGCATTGACACCTACAGCAGGCTGTACTGGCCTTGTAGCCATGTCTAGGCATGTATTACCAGTAATAGATGTTGTACCTACTACAGAGCTTCCTGAGGGGATCTCATCAAGGATGATAGTACCTATTGTGTATTCATCTTCATGCTGAGATACAATAACTACAGAGTCATTGATAATATCTGCAGTTTGAATAGTACCTGGTAATTGCCATTTAGTCCATGCTTGGAATAAATCTTTTTCACCATTATTATAATACCTATAAAGATATAGGTAAGATGTAGATCTATCAATTAACATAATCACAGAGTTCTGTGGGCTAACAGTTAGACCATCTACAGTAGCAGGTATCCATTCAAGGACAATCTTACTGATGTCAACAACAAGGGGGCTTTGTTCTACATCACGTAGTTGCATAGTAAATAGCTTACTATAACCTGGTACTCTATTAATAAAAGCTGATGTAATACCAACATCTACAGGTGCTATATCAGTTGCCATTTCATAGTTAGACAATGATCTAATAACAGCAGTAGTAGGTGTTAAAATACTAGCATCAGTTGAGTACACTTGAAACTGTTGTCGTGCACTGAATAACAAGAGACCTTGTGGAGATGGTAAGACATCAGACAAAGTAACTGGTCTCACACTAGATACATTTAAATCAATAGGATCTGAATCAACTTGTGTTAAAGCAGATTTAACAAAGAAATTAAAAGTATCGTTTGATACACCAAAGATTACATTGTCTTGTGATAGCAAACCAAATCTATTGCTATAGAAGAAAGATGCTTGGACAGGAAATCCAATAAAAGATGGTACAGGACTTGTTACATCATCACCTGCTTCACGTGCTTTCCATGCAATAGGGTTAAATGCAAATGTTAATGCACCCGTATTTTCAAGTTGATACGGCATTGTAGCAGCATCAACTCCTGGTGATGCATCACGTGCAACAGTTTCTTTCCAGTAACCTCTACCTCTCAAACCATTGTAAGCAACATACTTAAGATGATAATCATCATCAGCAGAGTCAGTATTATTTACTCTTACGTAATGGTTATGAAATGATTCGACAGGTAACTCTACAACATCATTTACAGCATCTTCAAATACTTCAAGAGCTGTGTTACCTAGACCACCTTTTGCTTCAATGGTGAATGCTACTTCTGTTCCTGTGGTTGCACTGTAATCAGTGACAACAGAATTTGCACCAGTAGTACGTTTAATAACAAGACTATTTGTATAGCCTTCAAGATACCATACACCATCAAAGTCTGTATTAGATGCAGCATGTTGTGCTTCAATAACGCTTTTAATATTATCAACAAGATGATGGTTTAAGTTTACATCAGTAGCATCATACAACAACATATCATCAAATGTTGTACTGTTTTGAGCACTAACTGTTATGACAATGTTTTGTATTTTTACTTCATACAAATATGCTTCTACTAATGATAATAGTTTAAGTGTAGCTACTGCACCAGACACAAAAGTACCTGCAGCTTGCATAGCAGTTGTAACAGTTTTATTTGTAATTACTGTGACATCTTGTACACTACGAAAATGATAATCATTTTGTTTAGTACCTGTTAGATATGATGCACCGTTATTAGTAACTGTACACCACGTACCATCAGCCGCAGTCCATACATAAATGTTTGCACCTTTAATAGCACCAATGTAAGATCCAGCAGCATCGCGTTCAATAAAAAACCATGCAGCACCGTCTAATTCAGCCTTAGTAAATGCAGTACCATCAGCTTTCTTTAATACATTAGTATGTTTCATCCCTGGTCTTTTTAATAGACCATACGTAGGATCTGGGTAACCGTTAATGCATTCAGTTACTTGTCCTAATAATTTTTTGTCATCATTTTGTCGTGAGACACCACCAAGAAAATTTGGTATTAGCTGCGTTACTGCTGGCATTAGCGTTGTAAAGTATGGAACGGTTGATAGCTTTGATAAAAATTACCACCTTTAGGACTACCAAAGAATGTATAATCACCTTGATTACATTCGTATTCTAAAGCTGTAGATTTAGCAAAGGCTTCTTTTTGTATCAGAATTTGATATTGATTAGGATCACCAATGATTCTACTAGATACAATTGCTGCAGCTCTTGCAATAATAAAAGCTTGTATAACAGTAGGAATACTAGGCCAATCAAAATACCAAATAACATCTACGTATAAGGTAGCATCAGTCCAGACAAATGAATGAGTAATCTTATCGTAAAGTTTGCCTTCACGATTAACACTATCTCTATTCATATTCTGTGTGTAAGATTTATTCAAATCCATATGAAGCATATTATTAGGAATAATTACTTCGTTATTTGAATTTGGTGTAATAGGGTAATCGTATTCTTTATTAAAACTCCATCCTTCTGATTGTACTTCACGAGACACTTCTCTTAGGGTGTTGAGTGCAATCGCAACGTCCGGGTTGGTTTGTGATTCAACTCTACTTGTAGCAATAGACTGTGTTAAAATCTGACTAGATACAGTCTGGGAAATATTAACAGTATAATTATATGTAACAGGGTCTGTAGCTGGAGATACTTCTACACCTGCAACGGCAATAGATGTACCAACAGTTACACCAGGTCCACCAATATAGGTGCCAACTGGAATGTTAGCTACTGTAGTAGTTAGAGTGGTGCCGGAAATAGAACCAGTAAAATTTGAAATATCGTTTAATACGAAAGTTTCATCAGTCGTTAATGTAGTAACAGGAGCCTGACCAACTGACGCCAGGATCTGATTAACAGCTTGTAGCTCAGTATTGGAGCCAGTAGTAGGGAAGGCCATAATTTGATAATGAGTATTATTCTCAATAAAGAATTAAAAAAAAGGAGCCTCCGAAGAGACTCCCGTTGGATATAATAATATCAGAATGTAGTAGGTGCAGTAGCGCCAACATACAATTCAACACTAGCAGCAGGGTTGAGGTAATCACAACCGCAAGCCAAGCGACCAAGCATAACATCACCTTGGTAAACCACGGAGACATCACCACTGGTTACTTGAACCTGAGGACCAATTGCTTCAACCATACCGGCAGCTTCTTTCTGGAAGATAAGACCACAGGACTTAGAACCAAATTCAGCTCCAGTACCATAATCATTATTGATACCAGTTTGAGCATCAGAAGCATCTTCAAGGGCTTCACCCACGAAGTCACCAGTGTTACCAGGTGCGGTTACACCAGTTGTACCGCCGTAAGCAGTACCATACTTACCAAGGAACGGAATGTTCATTGACTTGTAGATCTTGATACCAGCAATTTCGATGATGCCGTTACCACTTTGCAGTGCGGAACCTTGTACGTCGCGATTGACCAGACCGTTGGAACCAACAGCTTGGATCAATTCATAGTACTGACGTGGGTTCAGGACGGCAACACGGCCATCGCTAGATACACCCTTTTCGTCAAGAGCAGCAGCTGCATCATAGAATGAAGACACCAGGTTAGCAGCAACGTAAGCATCAGAATCGTTGGTAGTTGCACCAACACGAATCTGAGTACCACCGGGCTCGACATAACCAGTTGCACTGATAGGAGAAGCCTTACGTGCACCACGTGCAATAGCACGGAATGCAAGACGGTCATACTTTTCTGCAAGAGCGTAGCCGATCTTACGTGAGATCTCAGAACGAAGATCGTAATGAGAAAGCACTTCGTCCAGTTCATAGACGAAAGCTGAACTGATCAACAGGTCATCAACTGTGATCGTCTTCTCAGCCACAGGAGGTGCACCATTGGAGTCACCAAGAATGCTGTTGCCAGGAGTATGAAACTCTGACTTGGTACGACCTGTAAAGATGAACTGCAATGATTTGCCGTTCTTAAGTGTACGCTTCATGATCAAGTCACGAGCGATTGTATTATTCTGGAAACCTTTGAACATTTCGCCACTGAACAACTTAAGGTACAGTGCACGCTTGTCTCCAGTTAGGTTAGCCTGGCCCAGCTGAGTAAGCTGAGCGGGGTTAACCGTAGATTGAAAAGCCATTTTTTTAGAGAGTTAATAGTTATACGACTCTCAAAGATCTTTGAGTTATTTAATTTTATTGTGGTCTATCCCACCGTCTAGACGGCAAAGGGTATCCTCGTAAGGGCCGATGCCAATAGTGATGAGGGGAATTGCACCCCTCTGTAAGATCTATCTCACTTGGTGTACTTTACACCGCGATAGCAATAAGTCTTGCCTTGCACAGTAACCTCCTAAGAAGTCCCACAAGCCCCGTTCCATGCTTATGGTGTCATGCGTCCCGAAGGATGAACGGACGTGCTTTTAGCCGATCACGGGTGCCTTAGAGGTAGCAAGGTCAAGTGGAAAGTTGTGAGCATTACGTTCATGCATTACTTCCATACCAAGACCAGCACGGTTCAGGATGTCCGCCCATGTATTAATGACGTGTCCTTGTGACTCAACAATAGATTGGTTAAAGTTAAATCCATTCAAGTTGAATGCCATAGTACTAACCCCAAGAGCAGCAAACCAGATACCCACGACAGGCCAAGCAGCGAGAAAGAAGTGCAAGCTACGGCTATTATTAAAAGACGCATATTGAAAAATAAGACGACCGAAATAACCATGTGCTGCAACAATGTTATAAGTCTCTTCCTCTTGCCCGAACTTGTAACCATAGTTCTGACTAATGTCTTCAGACGTTTCACGAACAAGTGACGACGTAACCAAAGATCCATGCATAGCTGAGAACAAGCTGCCACCAAAAACACCAGCAACTCCCAACATGTGGAAGGGGTGCATGAGGATGTTGTGTTCGGCTTGGAATACCAACATATAATTAAAAGTACCGGAAATGCCAAGAGGCATAGCATCTGAAAAAGAACCTTGTCCAAAGGGATAAACAAGGAAGACAGCCGATGCCGCTGCCACGGGTGCTGAGTATGCGACAAAGATCCACGGCCTCATTCCAAGGCGATAACTAAGTTCCCACTCTCGTCCCATGTAACTGTAGACACCAATAAGGAAGTGGAAGATGACAAGTTGGAAAGGTCCACCGTTATAGAGCCACTCATCAAGACTTGATGCTTCCCAGATGGGGTAGAAATGTAGACCGATGGCGTTTGAAGATGGGACAACTGCTCCTGAGATAATGTTGTTTCCGTACAGAAGTGAGCCTGCAACTGGTTCTCTGATTCCATCGATGTCTACGGGGGGTGCTGCGATGAACGCAATGATAAAACAGGTTGTTGCTGCAAGCAGCGTTGGAACCATCAAGACTCCAAACCAACCAACATACAGTCGGTTGTTAGTACTGGTTACCCAGTCACAGAAGTTGTTCCAAATATTCTTTTGTTGTTTTTGTAGCGAAATAGTAGCGGTCATTTAAATAATAGTTCATTGTTTTTTTTTGTTCTAGTAAGTAAGACCATTTTTAGGACTTGGCTGTCCAAAGCTAGGGAGGGAATTGCACCCTCCATTAAATCTATTTAGCTATTAAAAACTATACTTGACACCAAGCTTTGTTCCGTAATCATTTTCATCAGAATCAAAAGTAGCTGCTAGTTCTCCGTAAATAGAGACACGCTCACTAGCTTGAATAGAGCCGCCTACTTTACCTGTAAGCTTAGTCTCTTCTTCACCACCATCAGGTGCGAAGATAGAAGGACCAGCTTGTACGTAGTACGAACCAAAGTTTGCACTGTTCTCATAGCCAAGGTGGAAATCTGTAACATGTCCGTTAAAGTCAGATCCACTGAAGCCAGCATTGTTCTCAATGTTTACATAAGGACCAGCGAGGGCAGGTGCAGCAGCAAACAAAGCAGCGGGGAGGATAGCAAGAATTTTCATTGTAGTTTAGTTAAAAAAGAATAAGTGTGTGTTGTACGATTACCATGAACACCCCAGCCTAGCCAGTAGTATGCAGCATTCATGTAAAAAGGTACTGTTTGATAAGACATTAGAAAAGCATAAAGATCGTTTCTAAATCTCATTTCGGTTATCATGTAATCTGTTTGGCAGTTGAGACTGCTAGGGTCTTGATTACGTTTAGCACAATGGGTGCCGAGACCAATGTAACGATCTTTTGATGTCCATTGAATTAAACCATAACCACCACGAAGGCAGCGATCATAAGGAACGATAGCACCACCCTCGCAGATGTTAGGTTTAAAGTTAGATTCTTGTTGGATGTTACCCATAATGACCGCCAATGCTGTACGGTCTGTCACACCAGCAGATGTCTGTAGTTGTTCTAGAACGTACTGCTGGGGAGCAGTACATTGTGGGCATTCAATCATTTTTTCTTGGCAGTTTTAGCGGCTCGTTTAAAGTTGGCAGCAGTGGGTGCACCAGCACTACCAGGCTTGCGCATCTTTTCATTTGAGCCTTGTTTAATGCGCATCCGTTTAGCGTGGATGTTAGCGTAGAGACCTTTCTTAGCCATTACTTCTTAGTACCTTTCTTAGGTGGCCTTCCTTTCTGTGATCCGTAAGTTCCTTTTCCTTGTGGCATTACCATACTCCGGGGATAATTTGACCAGTTAGTGCATACGCTCCAAGCGCTGCCATCACACCTAGCATTGCTAGGCGACCGTTTAGTTTTTCTGCTTTGTCGTTATGATTCACAGTGTAGTTTTCGTCAGTGTACATGGTGGGTTCTTTAGCAAAAAGGTTTTGTTGTCCGCGATCGTTGGTGGTAACAGTCATTAGAATTCAAGCTCAGAGTTTTCAAGTTTACGCATAACGTCAGAACGATATGCTGGATCGCTATCATAACGTTTGTCACTCATAGCTGCAACGAGTTCTGATTGACTACGGAATGAATTATCAGCAGAAGGTGATGAAGTACGTCCAGTTAATAGTTGTCCATCTTTACCAACAGCATCAAGATACTTATTATTTAATGCTTGTACAGCAAAGAAGATAGCGTTAGCATTACCATCAGCCATTACTGAATCATACATCTCAACTTCTTCTTTAGACAAAGAATTTCCAGCCCAGCTTAGCATGTCTTTATAAGTAGACTCACCACCAACCATTTCAAACAATTGAGTAGCTTGTTGTTCTGTTAGTTTACCAGAATCCTTTTCTTCTGGTACATCTTCTTGTTCGTCGGGGACTTGCTCTTCTTGCTCCCTTTCTTCACCGGCTTCAGCTTCATCACGCGGTTCTCCTAGTTTTTTTTGTAGTGCTAGGTACGCTTGTTCAAGAGATTGTGTGTCTTGAAATTTACCTGCTAGTAGCTGTTGTTGTTCCCCTTCGTTAGCCTCGGCAACAGCGAGAGACTCTTGCTCATCAGCATTAAGTTCTGGCTGATCAG